TATTATCGACTCTTGCCATTTAAAAAAGAGTAATTGTTTTTAGTATATCCGTTTTATCCACCTTTACCAAACCCAACAGCAGCATAATTAAAATTTCTATTTATTGAAGCACCAGAACTGTTTTTGAATTGTACTTTAAATGATGAAGCGGTGATGTCAGACAAAGTGAAGAAATCCCCTGCCTGTAGATCACTTGCCGTAATTCCTATTGATGGAAGTTGCGTGTTTGCACCTAAAAGAGAGCTTGTACCGACAAAGAAAGGTGAGCTAAAAGAAACAGTAGTTAGACCGCTTGATGTCTGTGTTCCTGATTCAATTCTTCTTTGTAAAGTTGCTGTATAACCTAATTCTGTAACTTGAATTGTTTGTGCTGAATCATTTGAAGTCAAAGTAGTTCTAAACTTAAATCCTCTACCTTTATATGTTCCATTAGCAAAAGTTTGAAATCCAGCGTAAGTTGCAGAACCAGAACTAGGGTCATCTTGTGTGACATTGACTTCTAAGATAGCGTTAACATCTACACTGTCTGTTCCATCAAAATCTTGCAAGCTATCAATCAAACCTCTACTATCCAGTAAATCATTTGGAAATATAGCTTGAGACTTCATGTGTCTTTTAAGGTCTAAAGCAAATACACCTCCTAAATCTAGGAAAGTACCTCCAGCACTACCACCAAATTCATAAGTTCCAGAGGGAGCAACACCTCCAACAAAGTCAATACTAGTTTCATTGTCAAAATCAGTAATAGTATCAAATAAACCAACACCAGCTAAAGTTAATGAATTAGAAACACTGTCAAAAGCTGTATTTACTTTTGTTCCTTGAAATTTTGGGTTGTCGTTATCTTCTCTTCTAGTTTGTGCAATTAAAGCTGGCAGTGGGTCAGGTGGGTCAATAATTACAGATGTTTCTCCTGTGCTAAAACGACCACCATCATCTTGCGATCTTAAAATTACCTCACCAGCCAAAATAGGAATTTCGACAGAACTTGTGTTACCAGCAACCGCAGTTACAAGGTCAGTCGCATTTGAAAAAGTACCATTTCCTGTGGTGTCTGGTGTATGCCTTATAAAAATTTTTCCCCCTGCAATAACATCTGCCTCTGTTGGTGGGTTCCATCTAAGCCTTGCAAGTTTATCTGTTAATGGTTCATAGGTAAGACCTGTGATGTTAGCTGGTGGTGCTGTTTTACCTACGGCTTCAAATGTCAACTCCGCAGGGGTTCTTGAAGGTTGGCCTAATGCATTGAAACTAAATACTCTAAATTCATAAGTACCAACATCAGTGTTAAATATTTCAGCATTACTTGATGGACTTTCTATAGTTTTAAAATCACCATTGTTAGCTCTATACTGGACTTGATATTTTGATACACCAGCTTGCGGTATCCAATCAAGGATTATTTTTGGAACAGCAGTACCATTAATGATTACAATTTTTTCTGATGCTGATAATCCCTCTGGTGGATCTTTTACTTCAGTAAGCGTTGTTATATTTCTTGTAGGTAAAGCTGTGCCATCTTCAACAAAAGCATATTTACCAGAATCATGTGATAAAGCTGTTATTGAAAAAGTTTTATCTTCGTTTTCTTTAACGCTGACAACTCTCCATGTAGTTGTCTCTAAACTTGAAGTTTCTAAAATGAATGGTGCGTGTTGATTTGGAGCGGCACTAAAAGCAGAAGAAACAGTTATTGTTGTGCCTGATATGTTACTTATTGTTTTTTGCTCAAGTGAGCCATCAGGCAAAATTACAGAAATCGTAGGACTAGCCCCAAGACTAGGAATATCAGTATTAGCTGAGTCATCTAAAACTACTGTTGTTGTATTAGTAACGCTTTTTAACAAACCTCCACGCCTAACACCAGCTTTTAGTCTGTCAGATATTTCTATAACATCACCACAGCGTACCAGTACGCCAGCAGCCGCAGTTGTTGAAAATGTGCAACTCTCGCCTGAATTTTGCTCATTGTATAAAAACCAACGACCTAATCTTCTCGCTTGATTTCGACTTGTTGTTGCAAAAGCTTTAATATTTTTTACTACTACTCCATATTTAGTTTGCGTTGCGTTATCAGCTTCGACAGTTTCAACGTCTACTTCTTGAGTAACCATGTCAAAATAACTAACATTTATTACTGTGTGTCTTGTTTTTAAACTTGAACCAGTGTAAACAAACTGCCCTTCAACGACATTAGCGTTAGTAAAGATATATGAAGCCGACTTTGGTGCATCTTGAGATATAGCAATACCTCCAGCAGAATAAAAAGGCATCACTCTCATTACAGAGCAAAGAGAATTTATCAATGTGTATGCCTCTTGCTGTTGCGTTATATTCACGTTACAACTAAATCTTGGCTCAGTAGATCCATCGCCATTACCAGCATCAACTGAAGCTCCACAGTATTCGCTGACTGTTTTAAAACTAAATTTATCAAGATTAGATTCTGCAATCCCGCAGCCCGCCCTTGTATCTGTCAGCAAATCATATAAAATCCAAGCTGGATCAGTAGTCCATTCTTTATCTGTTTTGAAAGTTCCGTCAAATGTACCAGCATAAGAAATCGCACCTGTCTGCAAATCTACAGTTGCGTTGTGCGGAATTTTGATTTTGCGGCCCCTGATGCGGAACACCCTCTTTGGAACTCTTGGGAACTGTTCAGCATTAAACCTTAATGCGACATGAGCAGTGTCTGGATAAGCATTCTGTTCAAAAATTATATTTGTTGCTTGATTAAATTGAAAAGCGTTTACTAATCTTGAATCTGAACTATCAGCCGTAACTCTTTCAACTCTGACAGCAACAGGGAAAGAAGTTGTTGAGCTAAATTTAACTAGATAATCTCTGAAATATGCATTAGTCGATCTTCCCTCAACTGTATCATCAATTACTGTTGTAGTTGTTCCATCATTCTCAATAGTTTTTATTAATAGATTTACAGAAACACCATTTATATCTCCATTGTCCTCAAATTTTTGCATGGTAGGAAATCTTAAAGTTACTCTGACAGCATTAATATTTGATTGACTTACAGTATGAGTGACAGGAGTGGAAGTAGTAACAGTTGTACCAATTACAGTTTCAGTTTCAATATTTGATATTCCTTCAATAAATGTTTGATTTGCTGTGCCTAATCTAAAATCAAAACCAACATCTTTAAAATTAAAGTCGCTGTCTTGTGGTGCTGTATTGCTTGCGGCTTCTTGTAGGATTTGAGTTCCATTTAAAAATATGTCCTTTTTAAAAGCGTTAAAGTATGCAGTTGATGTTTTATCTGTTATGCCAGCTTTTGAAGCTGTTGCTGAACCTTCTATTTCACCTTCACCTACAAGTTCTACAATAGTATTAAACTGCTTAGAAGATAAGGCACCACTTGGTAAATCAGGGTTGTTAAAAACTGTATTTTGGTCAAATTCTTGTATTGGCATTAGTTGTTACCTTCTACCTGTACAGTATCAACCCCATTTGAAACAACAATAGAACCGACTAAAATTTCTCCATATACTAAATTTACTGGAACACCTGCACGACTAATATTTGTTAGCCCTGTAAATGAGTAGTTACTTGCCAAAGCTGAGGGATCTAAACTGTCCTCTCCAGATGGGGAGAGATTATTTTGTTGTGGTGCCAGCATTTGTGTAACACCATCTATAACCATACTTGTTCCAACACTTGTCAAAGCACTTACAGCTAATGTTGCCAAAAGTTCACTACCTAAAAGAGTTCCACCTATAGCTGAACTTCCAAATAAAGCACCAGCACCAAGCAAAATCTGAAAAAAATTACCATGAACTAAAGGAATAATTTTTATATCTTCTTTGGTGTGTAAATTTAGTAAATCTTCTGTTATAACTTTTTTGCCGCATTGAATTGTGTAATGTTGTTTTGCCATGTGTTCCTCTACTCCTAAAAAATTACATTTCAAAAAACTTATTGCTTCTCTTGGAGTATTTAGATCGACTTCAAATTCGCTTTGACCTAAAAATTTTCTTAAGGTACCGTAGACTTTTATTTTTTTAAGCATCTATTTCATCAGGTCTGATTACTGCTATTTTATCTGATTTTGGCGAAACGAGGTAGAAAGTTAGATCAATAGCCTTGCAACTATACTTATCAGATTCAGAAAACTCTAAAATGTCTTGAGGGTGACTATGTACAACACCAATAATTTCATCTACAGAATCTTCTATTTCTGCATAATCTAAAGGGTCTATAACAAATGATTCAGCCTTTAATTCTTTTGATATGTTTTTACAACGATAATATTTTTCTATATCATTTTTAATTGCTACAACACCGCAACATTCCTCTGGGTCACATTCCTGTGCGTGTTTGATTGCGTCTTGTTTCCAACAATAATCCATCATGTATTTATAAATGTGCCAACACCAGCAAAATCTTTTCTTGTTACTTGTCTTTTTGGTAATTTTAAATTTGCTTGATCTAATGCACCCACCAGTTCAAATTGCACTATCTGTCTTGTCTCTGATGTTTTTCTATCAATAAAAAATATTTCTTGAGGTAATTCATTTGATGATGGAGTTCCAAATGGATTGTTATTACTAGGAAAGTTTGCAGCATCTAATTCACTTGCATGAGTTGTTATTCTGGTCAGTTTTGCATCTGCTAAATCATTATGAGGTGTTGTTAAATTAACAATTATCAATAGATCGGTCATCGTTATAACTGAGCCACTTCTAGTAATTCCACCTAAGTTTGCAATTGTTAGCGTAGGTCTTGGGACTTGACCTTTACCTGTAAACTCAGCACCTTCAAATGCAACAGGAACTCTTTGATATGAATTGCCCTGCCAAATTATTTCTGCATTCGAGTTCATGTTTGAACCAGCATGAAATCTGTAAATCGTAGGAACATTTGATGGATTCCCTGTGGCATAATGCAAACCCTCTACAAGTTCAAGAACAAACAATTCAATCCTTGCACTTGGATTAAGTTTTTGTAGCTCAGATACTGGTATTGGCATTAAGGTTCTGCAACTTGTTCAAAAGTTAAATTCATAGTAACTCTATTATTCAATATTGCAGTTCTGCTTCTTCTAGTGCAAATAAACTTTAATGCTGAGGAATGATGAGGCGGTGTAAAATCAAAATTTGCTTGATCGTCAAATCTTGCATCTAAAAAAGTATCTATTGTCGTTGCATCTGTTGTGGATACATTAAAAGTTAAATTTAAAGTAATTAATCTTTTATTAGCTGGTAGCCCAGAAACTAAACGCTGTTCATATCCATCACCTAGTTTTATGCGCAAACTGTCTTGGGTTACAGTTTCTTGTGTCGAATATTGTGGAGTAATACTTGGAAAAGTTGCCATTATGCTAATAATCCTCCAGCACGTTTTTGTTTAATTAGTTCTGCTTGTATTGCTGCCGCTATCTGTTGTCCTAATTCATTACCCCCAGCAGTTGAGCCACTAACAGTCGATCCTGATGCGTCTACGCTTACTGAAATATTATTGACAACAGAATCACCACCTCCACCGATTTGACTGTTTGGAATTATATTGCCACCTTTAGAACCCATTTGCAAAATCTCAGGCCCTCTCTCACCAACCAAAAATGCACCACCAGCCGAAACTCTACCGCCTCTCTCTTTTTTTCCACCAAACAATCCACCTAAGAAACCGCCAAAGCCTTTACCACCACTTAAAGATTTGCCTATACCACTTATAGCTTTATTTAGAGCAAGATCAATTAGTTTGTCTTTTAAATTACCTAAAACTTTACCTATTGCCTGACCAAAACTTTGACTGCCTTTTACCGCTTCTCTAAGATTAGTAACTAAATCATTTCTAACAGACTCCCCTATTTTTTCAAATGTTTTTTGTAATTCTTCAGCCTCTTCTCTAGCTTTTTTTTCTGCTGGTGTTATTGCTTCAACACTTGTTTTTATTTCTCCATTTGTTTTTACAATATTATTTTTTGCATCTAATTGTTCTTTAACTGTATCTGTTACACCTCTTTCTACCTCTGAGTATTCAATAACAGCATCTTTTATCTCAATTACTTTTTCTTTTAATCCTTTAAAGGGATTTGGAAATTCTGGTATTGCTATATCAAAATTAAGTTTTGGCAGTTCTAAGCCACCAAGTAATTTTTTTAATGGTTCTGGAATAATATCTATAAGATTTTGAAAAGCTGTTCTAAAAAATTTAACTATATTTGTGGCAACATTACCAACAGATTGTGTAAGCCCTTGAAAAAAATTAACAACAGGTTCTGTTGCTTTTATAAATCCATTAACAATATTTCTTTGCAATGTATTTACATTTCTAATAGTTACTGCAATGACACCACCAATAACTTTGCCAATAAATTCTGCCTCACCAACTAAATCTGTGATTGCTTGTTTTATATTTATCCAGCCTTGTTCTAAATTAAATAATACATTTGTTGCCTCTATACCTAAAGCTTGACCAATAACAGTCCCGACTTGTTTTACAACACCAATTATTAAACGTAATGGTGCGAGAATTGCAATTTCAAAAGCACTTTTTAACGCTTCAACAGTAACAGCAGTGATTTTAATTACCTCTCTAATTGCAATACCAAACTCAGACCCCTCTGTTGTTAAGTTTGTAAACGCAGCCCCTAATCTTTGTATTTGTCCCTGTATTGTATTTTGTGCTTCAAATGCAGCTTTAGCAGCTTTTCCTTGTGCATTAGCTTGATTCTCTAAATTTTTATTGAAAGAAACTAAACCATCATTTAACAAAGGTTGTATTGCTGTAAGTGCCTCAACACTTCCAAATAATTTAGAAAGATTCTCTGCACTTGACCCACCACTTTTAACTATGTCCTCTAAAACTCCACTAAGTCCTTTTGAATTTAAAGCTGCGGCACTAAAGTCTATGCCAAGTTTTTCTGCAATTTTTGAAGCTTCACTTGTAGGTTTTTGTATTGAAGCTATAACTTGTCTTAATCCAGCAAAGGTTGATTCAACAGGAACACCAGCCGCAGTTACAGATGAAATAGCAGCGTTTAATTCTTCTATGCCTATACCAGCACCAGAGGCTATTGGTGCAATACGACCTATTTGTTTTGCGTATTGATCGACAACAATTTTACCATCATTCTGAGTCTGTATAAATCCATCAATCAATTTTGCCGCTTTATCTGATTCAAGTCCATAAGAGTTAAGAACTGAGGTAGTAGCATCAGCAACTGTAGCTAAATCAGAAAATCCACCTGTCGCACCTAACTGTGATGCCTTCAATACATCTGTTAGTTCAGCAGTCTCAGCAAAGCCAGCAGATGCCACATCATAAGACGCTGCTAGTAAATCAAGCTGTGAAGCTTGACCACTTAATTCATTTGATAAACTTGCAAGCTGTGGTTTGAGTGCCTCTACATCAACACCCAAAGTTTTGACCTTTGTACTTGCAAAATCAGCAGCCGCTAAATTTTGAAATGCTTTTGTTAATAAAGTTACTGCGGTAAGACCAGCAGCAAGTGGCCCTAAAGCTGTCATTAATGCAGCACCAGCAGCTTTAAAACCTAAAGAAGCTCCTTTAGCACCAGCACCAGCACCAAAGAATGACTTGCCAAGTATAGGTAAAGCTCTATTAGCGTCTTTTAATTTGCTATTTGTTCCGTTTACAGTTTGATTAAACTTTTGCGCCTGAGTATTAACATTTTTTAATGCTGTTATGGCTTGCGTAGCTCCTACTCTTAGTTCTACGTTTGAAACTGCCACGACTAAACAATAACTCCTTTAACTATATCTTGATTTGCGTTTGATTGCATCTAACTCTTTTTTTTCTCTTTCACGTTTTAGTTCATAATATCCAGCAAAAAACACCAACTCTTCCTCTGTGAGTTGTGTTCTAAGCTCACTTACTGTCTTACCTAATTCTGTTGCAAGGAAAAACTCAAAATTTAACCAGTTATCCCCCTTTAAGATTCCTTTACGTTATCAATAGTTGCGTTTTGATTTACACCAAATAAAAACAACTCAATCTCATTTAAAACATTCTCAGGTAACTCATTTTGTAAGTTAGCAAAATCGGCTGGATGAAATGCTTTTGAGCCATCTTCATTCTCTGCCAACTGACAAAGCATATGAGTTGAAACAACTAATGGATCATCACTGCCAGCCCTTTGCGTTGCTCTGGCTCTGTCTGCCCTTGTAATAGCCTTGAAATATAAACTGCATACTGTTTTGCCGTCATTATCTTTAACGTCAAATTTACGCCTTTTAGAAAGGTCAAAAGCGTCCTTTAAAAGGTCAAGTATTTTTTTAATTTACTATATGTCAGATGTTATTGCACCTGTTGTCTGAAATGAAATGTTAATTAACTGAGTTTCTCCAAGTGTTGCACCATACTCAGCACTTGTGATAATTCCAGAAAAAGCTAATTTTTTTGAACTAGCTGAACTATCAGGGAACAATTCAAATAGTGCGTCACCAGCATCACCTGTTGTTAATATATCTTCAACAAATGATAAGTAATCAGCGTTACCAGCATTGTCATAAATTAATTCTGCTGAACCTTCACCAGAAATAAGACCACCAATAAAAGTCTTTGAAGTGTTACCTTGAACTGTAGTTTCTAAAGTATCCTTTGAAACTGATAATGACCATGATCTAGTTCCAGCAATATCGGCTTCAGTACCAGCCGCATTATGAAACATGATCTTGCCTACATCACCTCTGATAGCTGCCATGACAAAAAAAAGAAAGATTTATAAATATATTAACTCTTTTCGGAAGTTTTTACATCTTTTTTAGATTTTTGTTGACTCTCCATATATCTTTTGCAATTAGGATCCCAGTATTGTGGATCTCTTACACCTTTGACAGCTTCGATAGCGTCTAACATTTCATCTGTAATAACAAGCTTTGGCATGATTAAAGATCCTCATAAATTGTAAATGTTATTCTGATTTGAGTTTGAAACTTACCTTCTGGACTTGAGGTAAGAATCTCAGGGCCAATAGGTGCGTCAAAAATAACACTTGATACTGTAATTCTATTGTATAAGTCCCTAAGTCTTTTGCAAATTGTAAAGTTAGACCCTGCCCCAAGACCTTCTTCAGTGAATACATTTAATAAAACAAGGCCATCAATCTGGTTGTCAGAATCTGTTGTCCCACCTTGAGTCAGATAAGAGTTGTTTCCAAAGCTTGTAACACATTGAACAAAAGTATCTTCTGCTGTTGAATCAAAGGTCATATTGTTAAATACAACAGGGATTGCTGGGCTTGAAGCAAGCTCTGTGGCTAACCTAGCCTCTATTGTGGATCTAACTGTATTTAAATCTGTAGCAGCCACTATAACCTCCGTTTGATTTTTTCATATTCGTCATCAGCCCATTTTTGTAATTCTTTTGCAATTAGTTCTGGAAATCCAGCAACAGTTTTTTGTCTTGTTCTAAATTGTCCTTTCCAAGATGGTGGTAGGTTTTCACCATAACAAACTGGCTCTGCATAGGGTAAGTTATTGATTATGATTCCGCTAGTTGGTTTTATCTCAGTCTGCCATGAGTTCCGTAGCCTACCAGTGTCAACTGGTGTAGCCTTTTTTACTCTTGATGTCCACTCCAAAGTCGTTGCCTGTACAAGAAATACAACAGCATCTTCCATTACATCTGGGATCTGATCTATTCTGATTTGTCTTGCCATGTTTACCTCAAGATAAGATCAAAACTTACTGGTGTATTATTTTGCTCATTTATAACAACTGAAATAATTTTAAATTCAACATTACTAATAACAACTCTGTCTTTTGTTGTAGGGACAAATGTAAGATCACCAGCAGATATAGTGAGCAATTTATCCTGTGATTCAATCAAATCATTGACTTGATTTCTTGAAACATTACTTAATGCACCTTTGATAGTGGTATCAGATGTAGATTCTGTAATAGCTCCAGTAGTGGTATTGTATGCCCCTGCTGTTACTTTCCTGATAGTCACATCACCACCAAGCTTCTTCAGTGAAGCACTGGCAGCCTTTTTTAGTGCATTAGCAAGACTCATAATGAATAAGCTATGACTTGACCACTAGCAAGAGTGATACTTGTAATTACACCCTCAACTTCTGTTGATGCTTTCATTGTGATGCCATTAATAGTTGCAGAACCATTTTCTGTTAAGTTTTCAGCCACAAAAGTTGCTTCAGCATCTGCTAAACAATGAACCTTGCCAAATCTGCCTGTGTGGGTTGCAGTATTTGTAATAATTAACCCTGCTGGGTATTGGTAGCCGTAGTTCACTTTAAGACCTCTTGATTGATAAGTTTGCTCTTCCACCTATTC